ACTATAGCTAATAATGCTGCACCTGGAATAACAACTGATCAAACTATTTTTGCTCTCAGTGGAATTTCATCTGTAAGTATTATAAACATCCTTAAAGTTGAAGATGAATATATGAGGGTTGATAATGTTGGAGTTGGAACATTAGCAATAGGACCCATAACCCCCGGAGAAGGAAATTTCAAACTAGTAAGTGTTGAAAGAGGAGCAGTTGGTAGTTCTGCTACTGCTCATGCAAATGGAACACTTGTAGAACTTTATAAAGGAAATTATAATATAATTGATAGTAAGGTTAATTTCATTGAAGCACCTAGAGGTAATCCTCAAGGTCAGGATAGAAATGGATTACCTTTCTCAAGATCTATATTTAATGGTAGAGTTTATTTTAGAAACAATTATGCATCTAATTTCATATATGATGATATTTCCCCACAATTCACAGGAATAAAATCAGACTTTATTTTGACGATTAATGGTGAAGAAGTTGAGGGTATTGGACCGGAAGGTGGTCAAGGTGTTCTATTCATTAATGGAATATTCCAAACACCGATTACTGATAATAATCCTAATCAAAATTATCAAATTATTGAATCATCTAACAGAGCAGTAACATTATCTTCTGATTACACATTAACTGCTGGAATGGGAATAACACAGTTTAATAACCCAAATTTATCTGCTACTGTTGTAAGTGGAACTAGTTCTGGAATATCTACTTTCATTATAACAAATGGATCTTTAAATGTTGGAATAGGAAGCACATTATTTGCAAATGGTGTTGATACTAATGTACATCCAACAAATGTTTCATTTGTTACTGGTATATCAACAGTCAAATTTACTGGAACATATCCTGATGATATTGAAAAAGATTTTATTAATGAATCGGATGTAAACGTAAATCAAATACCTAGAGGTGGATTACCTATATCAGTAGGATCTACTGCAGGACTTGGATATGCTCCACTGATAGGTGCAAAACTTCGTCCTGTCGTTGTAGGAGGTTCTATAGTAGATGTTGTTGGTGTAGCTACTACAGGGGCATCTCTTGGTATTCAAACCGCATTATATGATAATATAACTGGTATTTTATCTGTAACTACAACAACGGATCATGGACTTAATTTTAATGATCAAAATAAAGATCAAATAAGATTAGTTGGTTTATCATTTACATGTAATTCTGGTTCTGGAACTGTAGTTTATCCTACTGGTGGAGAAAGAGAATATTCACTGGTAAGTACACCTAGTTCTAGAATATTTGAGATTAATGCAGGAATTAGTACATTAATTCATTATTATATTGGAGGAGGAACTGTTACTCCATTCTTCCCTGATTTAAGTTTTGGATCTGGATATAATGGAATTGTTTCTGTATCTGTTGCAGTTACAGAAACTGGACATACTGGTAATCCTGCGGTTATAACCGGAACACCTGTAACATTTAATACACATCAATTTATTAGTGCTACTGCAGGAATTCAAAAATCAGGAAGTCCTGCAATTCAACCAGAATCTGGAACTACATATAATCCTTCAAATGGAATCTTATCAGTTACTGCAGCATCTCATGGATTATCTACTAATGATCTTGTAACAATTCAAGATGGATCTTTGGTATTTTCTTGTGCTCAAGATAGTTTCCAAACTTTACATCCATATCCAAGAAGCACTGATTATGTATCAGGTATTTCTACTGCAGTTACCAGAATAAATGAAGATGTGTTTACAGTATTTGTTGGAACATCTCCTGCACATGGTGGAGGGGCACTTGCATTTAATATTTCCAACGGTGGAACTGGTTATACCAATCCAACAATATTTGTTTCAGAACCATCTTACGAAAATCTTTCTATAGTTGGTATTTCTAGAAGAGCAGATGGACCGACTACTGATACTGGAGTAGGATTAAAAATTGATGCGAAAACAACTCCAAGTGCCGATTATACGGGAATAGGATCAGAATTATTTGAAATATCAGAATTTGAAGTTAGCACTCCTGGATATGGATTTTTCCCTGGAGACAAATTTAAGGCAGTTGGATTAGTTACCTCCAGATTTATAGAATCATTAATTAAAGAATTTGAAATGGAAGTAACAGAAACATTTACTGATGCATTTTCATTATGGCAATTTGGTGAATTTGACTACATGGATTCTATTAAACCATTACAAAATGGATTTAGAACTAGATTCCCATTAAGATATGAAAATAAAACAATTAGTGTTGAAGCAAATGAGCTTTTTGATGTTGAACTAAATCCAATTCTTCTTATCTTTAGAAATAGAGTTATTCAAGAACCTGGAAAAACATATGAATTTATTGGAGGAACAACTATCAACTTTAAAGTTGCACCAAGACCTGAAGATGATATGCAGATTTTCTTCTATAAAGGAACTGATGGTGAAGATTCTTCTATTGTAAAAGCTCCACCAAGACCGATTGAAATTGGTGACGAAGTTCAAGTTATGGGAGAACCAAATCAAGATAAAAGATTAGTTTCTGAATTTACACAAGCAGATACTATAAGAACAAATCCATATAGAGGTCTTGGAATAACAGATGATTTTGAACCAGTTGAAGTTATAAGACAAAAATATGATTTATTAATTGATGGTGAAATTATCGACAAATCAAGAATTCTTTTAGAACCAAGAATTAATCCTGCAGCAAAAATTATTTCAGATTTTAATAATGATCAAACACAATTTTTCATAGATAGTGTTGGAAGATTATTTAACTATGAAAGTGATAATAATCCAATTAGTGTAAGAATTACTCCTGAATCTATTAATAAAGTTGATGCAGAAATAACGGCAACAGTTTCTGCCGAAGGAACAATATCAAATTTGACAATTAATAATGGTGGTTCTGGATATGAATCCGTGCCTACTATCAAAATACAAGCACCTCCTTCGCAAATAGGTGTTGGTGTTGGAACTATTGCTACTGCAACTCTTACTATAAGTAATGGTTCAGTTAATGGGTTTACAATTACAAATCCTGGTCTAGGATATTCCCAGACCAATTCACCACAAACAATTGTATCAACACCTAAAGTAATGACAGAAATAGTTAGTGGTATTACAACTATTAAGGGAAATACTGGAATTGTTACTGGAATAGAATCTACGTTAGTAGGTGCAAATAAAGCTATTAAATTCCATTTAACTCTTGATCCAAATGAAATTTCATTTGACACAGATGTTGTATTCATACCAGGTAATCCAATTTTTATCTATGATACTGAAATTGGAAATGGTGTAATTTCTATAAATTCAAGTGAATCTGAAGTAGTCGGTATTGGAACTACTTGTTTAGATAATATATACATTATCAATCAATTTAGTGTTACAGGAGAACATCCCAATCCTGTCATAGGTATTGTGACATGTAGAATTAGTAATAGCAGCGATACTGCTAGTATTCCAACAACTGTCGGATATTCCACAGATCCTATTGGAAAGTTCTCTGTAGGAATTCTGACCGGTGCAAATATTTTAAGATCTGCTTCACCCATATCTATTGGTGTTACAGGATTTACAATTAATTCGGGATTATCATCTTTTCCAACGGTTCAAAGAATTGGTGGAGAAGCAACTTTCTTTGAAACTGGAGCAATTACCAAATAGTCCTTATAAATATCTAAAAAACTATCGATATGTCCGCCGTAGTAACAGATCAGTTTAGAATTGCAAATACCACTAGTTTTATAGAATCGGTTTTAAACGATAATAATTCTTATTATGTATTTTTAGGATTGCCAAATCCTACTGTGGCAGGATTTGGTAGAACTGATGTATCTGATAATTGGCCTTTAGCACCTGTTGATAATTTAGAATATCAAACACATTATAGAGATTCTATGATGTTTGGTAAAAAAATAAATGCTGCAAATATTAGAAGGGTTGTAAAAAAATTTACTTGGATAGCTAATAATCGATATGATATGTATCGACATGATTATAGTGCTACTAATTTAGCACCTAATTCAAAAACCACTAATTTATATCGATCAAATTTTTACGTCATAAATAGTGATTTGCAAGTTTATATTTGTCTTGATAATGGATCAACTGGAACTTCCGAAAGTTCTAGTGCAAAAGGTAATAGATCTTTAATAGAACCCAATTTTACTGATGTAGAACCGATAACTCAATCTGATGGATATACTTGGAAATACTTGTTTACTATTGCTGCTAGTGATGTTATAAAATTTGATTCAACTGAATATATTGTATTGCCAAATGATTGGAGTACTACCACAAACTCCCAAATAAAATCTGTTAGGGAATCTGGAAATTCTGAAATTAATAAAAATCAAATAAAAAAAGTATACATAGAAAACCCAGGAAGTGGAGAGGGTTATATATCTTCTGGAGATACTCCTCATATACTAAACATTTTAGGGGATGGAACTGGAGCAAAGGTTAGTGTAACAGTTGAACCTACTGGTATAATATCATCTGTAAAAGTGATATCTGGAGGATCTGGATATACATATGGTATTGTTGATTTAGGTCCAATACAGACATCTGATGATAATAGCACAGCTTTAGGGAAATTAATTCCTATAATACCTCCATCAAAAGGGCATGGATTTGACATTTACAAAGAACTTGGAGCGGATAAAGTTTTAATTTACGCCAGATTTGATGATTCTACTAAAGATTGGCCTGTAGATACATCTTTTGGACAAGTTGGTATTATAAAAAATCCTGAAAAAAGTACTTCAGCAGATATTTACAAACAAAACGAATTTTCATCTCTAGCTTCATTTAAGATTAGTGAATCATTATCAGAAACCACAAAAAATTATACTGGGGTTGGAATTACACAGACAGTTGCTGGGGGAATAGCTAGAGGATATATTGCATCTTATGATACAGATACAAAAATAATAAAATATTTTCAAGACAGATCATTATTTTTTGCAAAACCTAATGATGCTGCTTCAGGTGGTTACGATCATCTTGATACAATTGATGTATCTACACGAGCAAATGTATTAAAATTTGAAGGAAATAATAGTATAGAAATTAATGCACCAGGAAATCCACAATCTAGATCTATTGATACTAGTTTAAAGGGAGTTACAATAACTGCTAACAATAAAATTATCAATCTTGGAGTTGATTATATAAATGGGGTTTCTGAATCAGAGATAAATAAAAAGACGGGAGATGTAATTTACATTACGAATCGATCTGTTGTTCAGAGAGATTTGAGGCAAAAAGAAGACATCAAAATTGTCCTGGAATTCTAATAAAAAAAGATGACACAAAAAACTAATTTAAATATAAATCCATATTATGACGATTTTGATTCTGAAAAAAATTTTCAAAAAGTTTTATTTAAACCGGGATTTCCTGTACAGGCAAGAGAACTAACAACTTCTCAGTCCATCCTACAAAATCAATTAGAAACATTTGGAACTAATATTTTTAAAGATGGGTCAGTTGTTGTTCCGGGAGCTATCGCATATGAAAATAACTATGCCTCAGTAAAATTAAAATCTTCAAATTTTGGTGTAGATTTATCTCTTTATATTAAAAATTTTATAGGTAAAACTATAATAGGGCAAAGTTCGGGTGTAGAAGCAAATATAAAGTTTGTTTTATTACCTGAAGAAGATAGTAGAGTAGATGATGTTACAATCTATGTAAGTTATACCACTAGTGGTAATGATTTCAATCAAAATGTTTTTTCTGATGGAGAAGAATTAGTTTGTAATGAAAATGTCCAATATGGTCTTTCCACTATTAATGCGGGAGAAGTTTTTGCATCTCTAATTACAATTGATTCAACTTCAATTGGTAGTGCTGCAATTATAACAAAGGGGGTTTATTTTATAAGAGGTTATTTTGTTAATGTTAATGATCAAAAAATAGTATTAGACCCATATACAAATAATTCTTCATATAGAGTTGGATTGCAGGTTGATGAAAAAATTATAACAGCAAAAGATGATTCAAGTTTGTTTGATAATGCAAAAGGATTTAGTAACTTTGCAGCACCTGGTGCTGATAGATTTCAAATAAAATTAACTTTAATTAAAAAGGATCTCACTGATAATGATGATGCGAATTTTGTTGAATTAATGCGTATCGATAAAGGTAAAATTAAAGTAATACAAACAAAAAGTGAATATAATATAATTAGAGATTACATAGCAGATAGAACTTTTGATGAGTCTGGAAATTATTCTGTAAATCCATTTACTGTTTCAATATTCAATTCATTGAATAATGGATTAGGCAATAATGGATTATATTATCCACAAGAACTTACAGAGCAGCAGAATACCCCAGATGATGATTTGATGTGTATTAAAATATCATCTGGTAGAGCATATGTTGCTGGATATGATGTAGATAAAAATGGAACTACTATTTTAGATGTTGAAAAACCTAGAGAAGTTGGTATTCGTAGTGATGTTTCACTTGGATATGAGTTAGGCAATTTACTCAAAGTAAATACAGTATCTGGATTGCCCGATTCGGGAAGTGTTATTCAAATATATAATAATTTTAATGGAACTGGTGATATTATTGGAAGTGCAAGAGTCTATAGTTTTAATCTTGAAGATGCTAATTATGAAAATAATTCTACTGTATGGGATTTGAGATTGTTTGATCTCCAAACTTATACTGCTATTACTCTAAATGGATTTGTTAGTAACGTTGAAGTTAGAGAAGGATCTTTTATCAAGGGTAAAAATAGTGGAGCAAGTGGATATTCTGTAGGTTCGGGTGGTAGTGCTACTATCAATGTTGTTCAGACATCAGGAACTTTTCATAAAGGAGAACAAATTGAAATTGATGGTTCTAGTGATGTTTCTAGAACTATTGGTATCGCAACGGCATATAATACTCAAAATATTAAGTCTGTAGTTGGAACAGGATTTAACGCTAATAGTGTTTTAGAAAATTTTGCAATTCCAAATGGAATTAGAATTGTAACTATTGATGATAATACCGTTCGTGCAGGTGGAAAGGAATTTACAGGATTAAGAGTTGGTTCTGTTGTTCGTTATCAAAGAGCAGGAATTAATATAGAAACATATAATAAGGTTGCCAGTATTTCTCCTGATGGACTGTCAATGACTCTTGAAGCAATTGCTACTGATATTCCTAATGTCTATGATGGTAATGTGCCAGGAGTTGGCACAACTATAGCAGTAGAAATGTTTGCCGGAGCTCCTATTGTGAGAGGTTCTGGTGAATTATTTGTTCCTCTTGCAAATAAAAATGTATCTCAGGTTAATTTAACTAATTCTGAGTTTAAGATATCTACACTTGTTACTAAAACTCCTGGTGTTGGTGGTACGGTTACTATAGGAAATGCCGACATTTCAGGTCTTACTAACTTCAGTTTTGAACCTTTTGATGCAGAAAAATATGCCGTATCTAGAAATGACAGCAACGCGATTGTATCCATTAAATCTAACACTAGAAGTACAGATGGTTCTTCAATAACTTTACGTGGTTTAGAAAATACTGCAAGTACTATTTCTGTTTCTTTAAGTAAAAAAGGTCTTATCAGTAAAGAAAAAGCATATGATCGTAGTAGAAAAGTTACTGTAAATACATCAAAAAATCAATCTTCTGGTTCTGTTGCTGATGGAAATAGTGGAAATAGTGGACTTGAAAATGGATTAACATATGATACTAATCATAGATATGGAACTAGAGTTGAAGATGAAGAAATATGTTTAAACTATCCGGATGTTGTTAAAATTATAGCAATTTATGAATCTGTAAATACATCGGATCCAACTTTTGATACATTAACATTTGATAGTACATTAAATGTTAATGGTAATGCTGTAATTGGTGAAAATATAAAATCATTAGATGGAAAAATTGTAGCTAGAATTGTTGGAAAATCCTCAGATACCGTAGAAATAGTTTATCTTTCATTGAATAAATTTGATGATTTGGATGAAGTAGAATTTGAAGAATCGAATATAAAAGGTGAAGTTAAAACTCAATCTGAAGGCAAATACAAAGATATAACAAATTCCTTTACTTTGGATAAAGGTCAAAGAAATCAGTATTATGATTATTCTAGAATTGTTAGAAATGCGGGATCGTCAACTCCATCTGCTCGATTAACAATTGTTTTTGATCATTATACAGTTCCTGCAGGAGATATTGGAGATGCTTTTACAGTATTAAGTTATGATAAAGATAGATTTAGAACTGATATACCATCAATAGGTGTAAATCCAATTAGAGCTTCTGATACAATTGACTTTAGACCAAGAGTTTCGGTATATGATCCAAGCACTGCATCTATTTCCCCATTCCATTATTCTTCAAGATCATTTGATAATTCAATTACAAAATACTTAGTTCCTGAAGAAACTTTAAGACTTGGATATGAATTTTATCTGCCTAGAATTGATAAATTATTGTTGAATAAGTATGGAAATTTTGTATACAAAAAAGGTGTCCCTGCAGAATCTCCAAAATCTCCAGTAAATGATGATAATGCAATAATGGAAATTGCAACCATCAACCTACCCCCATATCTTTATGCACCACAAAGTGCAATTATCTCTCAAAAAGATAATAGAAGATATACAATGAGAGATATTGGAAGACTTGAAAACAGGATTTCTAATTTAGAAGAATTAACATCACTTTCTCTCTTAGAATTGGATGCTAAAAGTATGCAAATTCGTGATAGTAACCAATTAGATAGATTTAAAACAGGATTTTTTGTAGATGCATTTAATGATTATAGTTTTATTAATCCAAATTCTACAATTGAAGTAAATCCTGATATGGGTGAAATTAATCCATTTATAGTTAGAAATACTTTAGCATCTCAAATTACTCCCGCAGAAAGTGTAACATCTGAAATATTAGATTTTGGGAGTAATTTTGAATTGTTAGATTCTAATGTTAAAAAAACCGGAAATTCAGTAACTCTAAATTATGAAGAAGTTTCCTGGATTGAACAACCAAAAGCAACTCTTGCTGAACTAGTCAATCCATTTGAACAACCGGCATTATCAGGAAGTGTTGAACTAACTCCACAAACTGATTTTTGGAGTAGAACTGAGCAATTGGAAGGTGAAACCATACGAGTAACTGGAAAAGATAGAGAAAAAACACTGAGAAACAAAATAGATCTTGGTGAACAAACAATTGATTTGGGATCTATTGTTGTTTCTGAAACAGAATCTTCAAATACTAATACAATAAATGGTGATGGTAATAATACTTCTACCTCAGAAACATCCATAACAGATCTTGATACTATTACTGAAAGTATTGATTTAAGAGGAAAGGATAAAGATTCTATAACTTTTGGTGATTCAAATAAATGGTTTAAAAATGAATTAATTGCTTCTGGTGAAGAAGATTTTATGAGATCAAGAAATACCGAATTTAAAGGTTACGGATTTGGTTCATTTACAGAAATTTATGGTTTCTTGGATGGAATAAAACCAATTATTGTCCCCAAATTACTTGAGATAACAACAGAAAAAGGTGGAGAAACTAATGGTGCTCTAGGATCTTTTAATGTAGGTGAAACCGTATTGATATATGATCCTGTAGATACTAGTAAAATTATAGGACAATTTAGATTGTGTACACCGGACCATAAAGAAGGTCCACATTTTGGTCCAACAGAAACGTATCTATTTTCTCCATATAGTCATGGTGAAATTGAACTTCCACAAGTATATTCTAATTCCACACCAATATTAAATAT